TTTCTTTATGTTCAGAGCGTCCATAATCTTTGGATAACATGATTATATTGCCACGGACTTATGCAACTGTGCCGAAAACATTTTTCACCACTTCTACGGAAAAGATGCTAACTACCAAGGATATATAAATAAATTTACATCTCATCTGCCATTTTTTTATTCGATAGATGATATAGCACGTGAATATTTATATAAAGTTATATCAAAAAAATGCTGTATTTCCAAAGAATCCATCAGACATCTTTCAAAACAATTAAATAATAAATTGGATTCATTATCAGTAAGAGATGTACACACAATCTTAAACGGAATTGATTTATATATTCAAGAAGATATATACAAGTTAAACGATAAGGAATTTAATACAAAATCTCCTTTAACTTATACTATTGCCATATTAAAATTATTAGGTTTCTCAAATGCAGAGGTTAAAACATATATTTTAAATTTATCAGCATTAGATCTATTAACCTGTATAAATGTATTTTTATATATTCATCCGTCTATTTCTTCAAATAATATCTTTACATTCCATGGAACATCATATATTACAATAACTCCTCCTTATAGCCACATTCTCAATAAAATTAAAATAGAATCAGGACATGGTTATAGTGGTAGCCCTGAAACATTAACAGAAGATAAAATAAATAAATGCTTAGACAAAGCATTTGATTATATCATAAAATAAATGAAATTCAACAGTGTAGACTCAAAATTAATTAAATGATTTTTTATCCAAACAGCAATAAGGAATCAGTATACTCTCTAAATAATCAGTAGGAGGAGAAACTATCTCCTCTACTGACTATACTCCCAAAAACTAAGTTTCCCTTTCACATTCATAATCGGCTTATCAAACAGTACCGCATCCTTCAGCACCCAGTTCCAGCAACCTTTCTCAGCCCAGACAGACGGATGGTTCTGTACGCAGCCAGCTATCACCACGCTGCCAATAATATCACCATGTGGAAGCTCTTTTTTATTTCCGAAAAGTTTTTTTTCATATGGAATTACTTTAAAAAGCTGTTCTCTCGTTAATGCTTCCCACCCGTTCTCATCTGTAGTTTTTGAAACATGTATCAGTACCCTTTGTCCGATGTACTTCTGAGGACACCTCCACGTTCTATTCTCGATGTCTTTGATACCGTGAGCGATTAGGCTCGCCCACGGCTGTTTGATGGATATTGCTTTCATGGCTTCAATCCTCCAGTAAATCTAAGATACGACAAAGAGTACCTTCAAGAACAGACACCCTGTCCTCCATGTCATTTCTGTAATCTTCATATTCTTGGTCCTCATAGAGTGTCTCACACCCTTCATTTTTTGATGTTGAGTATTCCAATGATGTATGACATATATCTGCAATATCCCCAAGAAGTTCATTGACTGGTTTATCACCTATCATCGTTTCAACGATTGTTTCAACCTTTACTTTTACTTGTTTCATAGCTCAATCTCATATTGTTTGTTATCAATCTTTGGCATACGGTCCAACAAAGAAGAAGAGACCTCAATACCGTATTTATCATTCTCTTTTATAGGAATCCAATGCGAATATATTCCTATTTCCCGATCATATACAGGAAGCCCGTATTCTGTAAATACATCACCATCCAATCCCCTAAATTTTTCATCCCATTTTTTGATAAATTCTTTCGACTCCTTTAATCTTTTATTAGGTTTATAACGTATCTTACGCTCTGAAACATAAGGAATCATGTTCTTTGGTGAACTATTTTTCGGGAATATAAACATGTCATAAGCCCATCTGCATGTTACACCGAAGTACCAATAATAACCGAAGTTCTCAGGCTCAACCCCTGTAAATTCTTTCACTATCTTAGGAATCAAATTTTTCTCATTTTCCATCTGTTCATAGAACTTCTTTATCAATGATTCAAGTTCTGTTCCTGGTTTTGCTATTATCTTCATATCTTCTCCTTTCCACCTATCCCAGCAGCCACCACATGACTGCCAAAAACAGGTAATACAATTTTGTTTTACTCATTTCCATTCATTTTCTTATCCATCCATTCAACAGCATCCTGTGTGGATGAAACTTTCTTAAACTCACGTGTAACACAGAACGTCATATATTCACAGATAATTTCTCCCACATCATTAAAGTAAATGTTGTATGCTCCAGTGCTATTTGCTCCAGTACACGGTATCTCAAGTTCCAAAGCCTTCAATGCTTTTTCAGCATCACAAGTGAAGTAAGCATATATATCATGCGAAACCTCCTTGCATCCGGTCAATTTTACAATGTTTGCCATATCACTTTTTTGTTTTTAAATGTTTTCTGTATTTCACTGGTATAAATCGTTTGAGTTCCGGAAGCGAAGTAGAAACAATGTGCATCCATGCGTTCCACCTTTGTCCGTCATGGTCTCTGGATGGAATTGAACAATTCTGCCCTTGACAAGTTCCGCTTTTATTCTCAGCCTTGCATTTCACACAGCACCCTTCACATTCGGATGAAAGATGACAAAGGATGCAAGCCTGTTCTTTACTAATTCCATAATCCAAGTTTAAGGACAGTTGAGTTTCTTTCATTGATTACTCCTCCTTCTTTCAACTAATAATTCTAATCGTTTCTCACACTCAGCACACTCGATTTTCTTGCGCTCCAGTTTCTCCCGGAACTTAACCAGTTCTTCGTCCGTATTCTCATCAAAGAACATGTTGCTCTGACGGTTGTGCTCAATGTACTCATTCATCCTACGTTCTGCTTTTGTTATCTGGGCTTTTGCCGAAATCAGTTTACTAAGGCAACCGCTAACCTCCATAGATTCTCCAGAACGCTTGTCATAGAAGTACAGGCTTGTAGATACAATCTGTTTGGGGTATTGGCACTGTAATTTCGCCATCCTCCATCTGATTACCCATTGGTACCGGAAATACATCTCACGGGGAAGATTGTAGTGATATAAGCTTACTTGTTTTTCTGCATATCCGTAGTAAAGAGTGACTTCAACCCATCGCTCAACCTTCAGTTCCCTTTCAGCCTTGGCCAAATCCTTTGCATACTGATAAAAATCGCTCACGCTTTCCTGTTTTCCCATATCACGCAACCTTTCTTTTTCTTATAATCTCCTTACAGATAGCCTCACAAAGTACGCGGGCCATGTTTACCTCAACTGCGTTGCCGATAAACTTCTTCTGGTCTGACTGTGGCCCAATCAGTACATAGTCTTCAGGGAAACCCATTATCTTCTTGAGTTCTGCTATCCGAAGCATACGCATCTTGATGTCGATGATACCATACAAAGCCATAAACTCCTTAATCTTGATTGTCATTGGACTGTCATCAGGTGTTACCTGTATACCTATACCACCTTCGGCTTCTACCAAATAGGGAGGCATTTTGTCCATTCTTGCTATCAGTGTGAAACAAGGATTGTTCACTGAACCACCTGCACTGGCAAACTGCGGATTCATCAGATAGTGCCATTTACGGTTTGCAGTGATGGTCTGTGACGGTTGTTCTATGCTGCTTCCTACATTCGAGAAAGCGGTATTCATTATCCACGGCTTCCGATAAGGGACCTGTTTCATAAGAACCGGAGTAACCAGATTCTGTTTTGGCACCGTCATGATGGCCGGGCATGGCGTTTCAACGCTTCCCAACTGACCTCCACCGGAATAGTAGTTCATAAAGAAAGGGGTAACAAGAGATAGTTTGTCCTTTGTTGTAACCGTCGGTGCAGGCTGTTCAACAGAATGATTGTTCCCGTTCCCATAATAGGCCGACACGAAAGCATGATGATCTTTACAGGTTATTGTTCCGGCTGGGCCTTCCACCGAGATGTTCTTGCAATCGGGTTGGCCGCTGAATTGCTTTGAAAGGAAGTTTACCTTGGCCAATGCCAACCGTCCTTGTGTCGCTACAACCGGACAAGGTTCGTCAACGCTCGGAGCCTGGTATTTTCCCGTCCGGCTCATTGAGTTGTACTTCACGATGAAAGCTTCCTTTCCTCCGGCTACGAACTTAATCAGTCCGGCATAGATACGTTCAAGGGTCTTCTCGGCCAGCGGCTTCTTCCGGCAGAAGATGCTATCTCCCTCGTCGGAGAAGTCCAGCACTTCCTTGACGGGCTTCCACTTCTCCAGTCGTCCGAACATATCGGTCTTGCCGTCCTTGCAATGGGTAGGTTCGGGAAAGACAATAGGCAAGCCACGCTTGGCAAAAATGCCGAAGAAACGCTTGCGAGTGGTATAGGCACCATAGTCGGCAGCGTTCAGGATGCGCCAATCGAAGTCGTAGCCGTATCGCTTCACGTTCCTTTTCCACTTCTCATAGCAACGGCCCTTGTCCTTACTGATAGGGTGCCCATGTTCGTCCATATCGCCCCAACTCATGAACTCTTCGACATTCTCTATTTGTATGTAGTCAGGGTCAATGGCTTCGATATATCGGAAAAGATGCTCAGCCAGCGTCCTACTGTCGGCGTCCCGTGGCTGGCCGCCCTTGGCTTTACTGAAGTTCGTACATTCAAGGCTGGCCCATAATACAACCAGTGCATCCGGATAAATCTTCTTCATTCGTTCTACATGGGCCACCAAAGGAGACAGTTCCAATGTTCTGATGTCCTCCGTGAAGTGGAGCGCATCCGGGTGGTTGGCCGCATGGCTGGCGATAGCGTTTGCGTCGTGGTTCACACAAGCGACAACTTTAGCGCACTGTTCATCTGCGTAGCGTGCGTTTTCTACTCCGGTACTGGTTCCCCCGGCACCGTAGAAAAGGTCTATATAGAGTAACTTTATCATATCAGTTCCATCTTTGAGGTCGATTATTGATTCTCTCTAAATACGCGGCTATCTTCTTCTTCGCATCCTCACCGTTACGGACGAAAATCCTCGTATGAGTCTTGTCACCGGGGATAGTAACATACTTTCCATGTTTTTCCAGTTCCCGATGTTGAGCGATTTTCAATTCAGTCCCAGACGGATTCTTTTCCAAATCCACTTTACGTGGAAGATTTGGATCATTTTCTGTTATCATTTTGCACCTCCTTGTCTTTGTTCATTATTCTATCAATTCTTTTCCTCTCAAGCCATTTAGCACCCTTCTGAAACCCTTCTTTAAAAGACTTATCACAAGCCTGACAGATAAGTGTTTCAGGATTATAGGTCAAAGGGCATTTTTGGCACATCTGGCTAAGTCCGTTCGCCTTGCCTGCCGCAGCCTTGCAACCTCCCATGAGGGATTTCGGTTTCGGCCTTTCCTTCAAATCGGCCCAAATGCGTATCATATTGTCGAAATTTTCAAGGTCGCTAAACATATCATTACCAGTGTTAGTTTTCTTGATTATCTCTGCAAATTCCTTGAAGTAGACATTGGCTGCCTTGTAATACTCCCTCTGCATATACACTATCTTGTCAGTCATCAGCCCGGCTTTCTTAAAATTGTCCTCTGCTTCAGATAACAGGTCGTTAGCCTCACAGGAAAGAAGCTGAATCATGCTTATTATGCGTTCCAGCCTCGGAAGTATTCCTGCTTCTTTTGCCTTCTGTATGAGTTCCTCTGTTTCGGCTTCTTCTATATCCTTAACTAGTTGCTCAATCTCGACGTGGATAGCCTTAGCCTCCGGGCTGTTGCCCTTCTTCCTCACTTCCTTGTAGGACTTCTTCAGTATATCCAGCTTTCTCAATAGCATTTCTTTTTGCATATTCCACAGATTTATCAGATTGTTCTATTTTTCTTATGATTAGATACTTTGGTTCACCTTTGCGAAGATTGTTAAGGGTTTCTTCGTTTACTTCTGCCTCGGTTAACCCATTGACTGTTGTATATTGGGGTATTTTGTATTTATCACGCAGTTTCCGGATTAACTCCCAATCCCGCGTTACCCAATAGATTGTGATTTTCATTTTCGTAGGCTTTCACCGCTGAACAATACGGTTCTGGTTATAGCTTTCAAACGGTCGATGGTTCTCTCACCGTACTTTTCTCTCAACTCATCAATCGACAGGTTAGTAGTCAGGATAAGAAGTTTCCCTTTCTTCTCAGCCTCGTCTGCCAACTCTGCAAAAGCAAGCCTTCTTTCGCCGTATTTCACACTTAAATTCTCCGTTCCTATATCGTCGACGTAGATGATATGCTTCTGCTTCACAGCGTCCAGATCAGCGTTCATCTGCTGTGCATCGTAGCAGCTTACCACCTTCCGGCAATAATGATTCAGGATCAGAGGAACAATCCTTCCGCAAATAAGGGTCTTTCCTCTTCCGCAATTGCCGAAGCACAACAGCCCACGACCTCCATTGCCGGCCAGCCAGTTTGCAACCTCTTCATACTCCGGAAGCCATCTGGCATTCTCCCCCGTGAAGTATTTAATACCAGCCCTTAAAACATTCTTTGCATCCGGAATAGAAATTTCTACCGTATTCGGTACAGGTGAAAACCCCGTATCCTTCAGCCTTTCGATTGTTTGTCTGAAATCTATCTGTTCCATGTTACCATCCTTTGTCTTTGTATTTTTCAGTAGAATTATCTTTCAGGACTACGCCTATATCTGTTTTGGAATAAGCCTTTTTCTTGGCTTGGGAAACTATCTCGTTAAACTTGGAATTGATGTTCGTCACACTGAAATTCTCGAATATCCACCCCTCTTTTATGGACGATAGCAGATACTGAAGAGCATACAGAATTGAATCCTCAGCTACGTCCATCTGCTTTTGCTCCCGCTGGAACTTCAGCTTCTGAAGTAACTGGGACATTGCCCCTGCATCTTTGGCCGTCCAGTAATAATCACTTCCAAACAACTGTCTATAATGGGTTTCAAAAAGAGAACGGGCTTTTATGTTAAGTCCCTCCCCCTTGGGGGGTGTGGGGGGAATAATATTATTAATAATTTCTTTATCTTTCTTTTTCTTATTGCCCCTACCTTGCCCCAAATCTTCAATCTTATCATCCATTTTTTGTGACATTGCCCTTAGCTCTGCCCTTAGTTCGCCCATAGACACCTTTAAGTCATTGATCTCTTTATCATTATCTATGCCCTTACCATTGTCCTTTGGCTTGTCCTTGATAGGATTGTAGTCATCATAATTGCATAAGGTTATGACAGTCATACCCTGTTGGTTGCAAGTTGTAATCATCCCCTTCTTTTTCAATTTGGAAAGAAAATATCTGACTTTCTTTTCAGACCATTTCCAACGCTTCATCAAAAATGATATGGATGCCGGATATTGACCTCTTGTATAAGAGATTTCTCGACCTCCGATGAGTTCGCTATACGCCTCGTCGGTTGCATCAAATCGTGCTGACTGAATCAAGTCAAGCCACGCTTCGCATTCCGAAAACTCACGGGCAACTTTCCACATTTCATTCGAGAAAAACCTGCGGCTTAGTCTCAAAAATCCTTCTTCCATAGTTTTAGAATCTTACGTTAGTCAACTGTCTGCTATTGGAGTACACGGCCCATTTGCCATTACCACCATCTACCAGGCGAAGATCCTTCACTTCGCCAAAGCGTTTCAGATTTCCGCAAAGGTCAACTATCCACCCGGCTTCCTTATTTGGATGCGGACGGATGGCACGACCGACAATCTGGTACCAGAGAGCCAAAGACATCGTAGGACGTGCCATGACAATCGTATCCAGTTCTGGGTAATCAAATCCGGTAGTAAGTACGCCGACATTGGCCACGACCGGAATTTCTCCGGCCTTGAATGCCTCAAGAATACTCTCGCGCTCTTTCTTTGGGGTTTCTCCTGAAACGATGGCCGCTCCGGGAATAGACCAGGTAAGGCGTTCAGCTTCTTTCAAAAACCTCGTGAAGACCAATATACCTTTTCGTTTTATCCCGCTTTTAGGGTTCATTAGTCTTTGCACAATGCTGACCAGAAACCCGTAAAAATCGATACGCTCATACTCCTTTACGACAGACTTGTCTGTGTAGTCGGCTCCGGTCGTGTTCACCTTCAGATTAAGTTCATTCCATCCTAAAGGGTTCATTTCATAATAATTCAGCTTTGACAGATAACCCATATCCAAAAGGGTGGAGATTTGAACCTGATAAATAACCTCAGAGAATACACAAGGCCGGGTCCGAGTGATAAACTTCAACATACTGCCAAAATCCCTGCTTGATGCAAGGCGGTAAGGCGTAGCTGTGAGTCCAAGCACCTTACACTTTAGCATAGAAAGGAATGATTTATACATTCCTTCTTTCGGGTTAACCAGATGGCATTCGTCTATAATAATATTCCTGAAATGCTGAAAGAGTTCTGGATGATTGACAACACTACCAATCGTAGCGAATGTTATTCTTGAAATCTCTTTCCGCCCAAATGATGCGGAATAAATGGAACAGTCCAGAATTCCATAAGAACAGAGCTTCAGGAAATTCTGTTCCAATATCTCTTTTGACGGCTGAAACACCAGCGTATGCCCTTCAAGGCGGCTGGCGATATCAGCTATCACAAGACTCTTGCCAGCACCGGTTGGAAGCACCATGATAACATTATTCTTCTTGGCTTTGTTGGCAAAGAAACTGACTGCTGCATCACTGGCCTTCTGCTGGTAGTCACGTAATTTATATATCATAATTTAGATGTAGGCTGTTTGATTAATCTTATCCTTTTTCTGTGGCGTTGTTGCTCACCCATACATTCAAGGCAGTAACTTCTATGTCCATCTTTTTTGGTTTTATCAATTCCAAATTTTCCAATGGGGAGTATTCTACCACACTCGGAGCATTGTTTTTCCGTTACAGATATGTAGGAAATATGTTGCCTACACTCATGTTGTTGTTTTTTGTCGCATTGTTTACATGATGAGCGTAGCCCATCCTTACGTGCATTATCCTTTGAGAAATACTTGTATGCCTTAAATTTTCCACATTTGCTACATATCTTACCTCCGTGATTCTTTGATTTAGTTTTGCTAAGAGGTATTTCAAAAAGAGTATTCATAAACCTTTCTCCCTGCTAAATTTGTCTCCCAAAGCCTTGTAATACTTTGTGAGTTCAATTAATTCATAATCAGTCCACTTTTTAGCCTGTCCAGCTTTCCATGCCAATTTGTCGAAACGCTGTTGTCCGATTTTGGCTTTCAGATTCTTTTCATATTGTATCAGATGATCTGCGCTGAAACGGTTGCACGCCCTGCATTCTGCATGTGCATTGTCTTCGTCAAATCGTGTGGCCATGTGACGGCGTGAATGAAAGTGTCCGCAATCTGCCTGTTCGTATGGCTTTATCTGGCCGCACGAGATGCAGCGGAAATACCCGTTCGGCATACAATCACGAAGCCGGATATAGCGGCTGAAAACTTTGTCGAGTTTGGCCACTAAATCCGGCTTCTTCTTAATCTTGATACCTGCCTTGTCAAATAACGGCAAAGGCTTTTCTTTCTTCTTTTTTGGTTTCTTGATATAATACGGCATTATTTGAATCCCCATTCTTTTATGTAATCAATATTCTTTGGAAATCCATCTACTTGTTGAGGACTTAAAAATATCTTTTCACTTTTTAATGGAGTGCCTCCCCATACAGTAGCAGGACATTCTTCATATTCTTCTTTAGAAACTTTACTTACATTAAAATTGGGTTGGAAACCATATCCCATTACGCTTTCCCCTAAGTAAGTACCAAACTTCTTCAAAGCCCATTGAAATGCGATTTCCTTACTGAACAATCCATTTTTAGAAAGGACTGCTGCATATATTCTATGCATATAGTATCCAGTTTCTGTTAAATCAGGTCTGCAACGGATACAGAAATAGGAAATGTTACACAAAACCTCTTTCACAAACGCTTCATGCTTCTTGCATTCTTCTTCTGTAAGAAACTCTTTTCCATCATTAGCGATGTAAACGACTTGAGTTACTTTTTTTGTTTCCATATTCTTTATTTTTGAGATTATTTGTGGACGCAGTGGGAATCGAACCCACCCTACCATCACGGTTTTACTTGCCACATATATTAGCTAATTCAATGAAGCAAGTTCATGGAGATATTGCGCAATTACTCCACTCTAAAGCACGTCCTGTGCTTGCGCCCGTATGCCCGTCTTTCCGGGCTGTCAATTATACTTCGATGATTACAATGTCAGGTGCAACACCTTTGATTGCTTCAACCTGTTCATCAATCACCTTGTTCTTGTATTCTTCAATGGCCTCATTCGCACCGGCAGAAACCAAAGAAAGGGAAACTTCCCGTCCATCCACATCAGCATAAATTTCAACCTCGATTTCTTCACACTGAAAACCTTTGAAAAGAGGTATGTTCAGTTTGAATGATTTCGGTAGATTAGAATCAACTACCTGAGAATAATTATCCGTCTTGCTGCCGTTTTCCTCTTTGCTACGTTCTATATCCTGATTCACCTTCGCCTTGAAATTCTTCAAAGTGGAAACCAGCATCATGTTCTCAGACTTATCCTTGAAGAAGGCACGGTGCATCTTGAAGAACTGGGACAATTTGATAGGCTCCCATTTCTTGTCGGTATTGATACCGAACTCCAGCATTTCCTTCGATTCCTGAAGAACTCCAGATATTTTAGTCTGATAATAGTCCGTCTCATTGATACTTAGAGTCATCGCCATTCTGTCACGATTCACGATAATATTAGCCTTCTTTTGATCAATCAGTTCTACACGCTTCTCTATCCATCTGTATAGTGCGTCTATTGTTCCATTTATAACTACTCTTACCGGTTCCTTTGGATCAAGTGCTACTGCAGCTTTACCTTCTCTTAATACTACTTCTATTGGTGTACCATTATAATCCTTTGGTACAACCAAATTGATTTTATTTTCACTCATAATTAATTGTCTGTTCCCGTTTTACGGTTAATACTAAATACTGTCTTCTGCATTTCTTGTGGCATGATCGGGCGGCTGTAAACCAGTTCACCTAACTTGTTGTAGAATCCGGCCATTTTTTCCTCGTGATCCTCAAATCCGCAACTAAGCTCTTCAGCGTCCTTCTTGCGTCTAAACGTCCTCTCATCACTGAATTAGCAGATA